ACCGACTAATACTGTAACTCCAACTAAAACCCCAACAAATACTCCGACAAATACACCTACAAATACGCCGACAAATACTGTAACTCCAACTAATACACCTACAACTACTCCTACAAATACACCTACTAATACTCCAACAGTAACACCAACGGTAACACCAACCCAAACATCAGTAATAAGTTATCCTTTTGAAGGTATTGTTTCTGCATCAACTGACACTTGTACTGGTCTATTATTACTTACCATGTGTTTAGATACTGCTGATTTTTGCACAGCAACAACTATACAGGTCACAGAAGAAGAAACCGGATGTCCCGGATATGCGGCCGCCTCAACTGGATATTATAATCATGGTGGATTTAAACGCCATGTGACTTCAGGGGTTTTTGATTCCGCTTGTACTATTTGTGCCTGTCTTGTTGCCGATACTATAATAACATTAGAAGATGGGACAACTAAATTAATACAAGATATTCAATTTAATGATGTACTTAAATCTCTTGATGTTGCCGGAATGCCTCAACAATCAAATGAATGGCACTCTTGGAGTAGTGATACATTGAATTACACTGATTCAACATCCACAGTAATTAATTTCACCTCATATGATGCGGAATCTGTTACAAGTATTAATAATGGTAGGTTAATATCCACTGATTCACATAACCACGTTGTTAACCAAGAGGGTATATGGTATATTAGAACCACCTCAGAATTGAATGTTGGTAATATGTTGTTAGACATGGATAATAGTGAGTTTGAAATAACATCATTAGTTAAAATTAATGAACTAACAACTGTTTATAGTATTGACGTTAATAATAGTAACTTGTATTTTGCAAATAATGTCTTAACACATAATAAGTAATAACAGGTCATATTAGAACAAAGTAAACTATTTATATACGTAAAAATATAATTAAATTTAGAATATGGAAAATAATAAAAACACAGATTTAACGGTTTGGCAAAGACTCTCACAAGCATTTGGACCAAACTCCTTATTAAATCAGGATTACCCAACATATAAGCTAGACAAAAAAGAGTTATTAAAAACAACGTCACAAGCGGAATATGAAAAAGAAAAATTACAAGCTCAACAAACATATTACTTATCTAATCAGTGGACTAAGATTGAAAGTAATTTATACACCCAAGCAGTTTATTATGAACCAACTCGTTTGGCTTCATTTTATGATTATGAAAGTATGGAATACACCCCAGAAATATCTGCGGCGTTAGACATTTATGGCGAAGAATCTACGACTGTTGACGAGAATGGAGATATGTTACAAATTTATTCTGAATCAAAAAGAATAAAATCTATATTATCTGATTTATTTAATAACGTATTAGACGTTAATACAAATTTAACTATGTGGACAAGAAATACTTGTAAATATGGTGACAATTTTGTTTATTTAAAATTGGATTCTGACAAAGGTATTGTTGGTTGTATGCAACTTCCAAATATTGAAATAGAACGTTTGGAAAGAGGTATGGCCGCCAAATCTGCAAACATAGAAGAACCAGCAGAAAACAAAGGATTAAGATTCAAGTGGAAAGCAAAAGATATGGAGTTTAACTCTTGGGAAGTCGCTCACTTCCGTTTATTAGGTGATGATAGAAAACTTCCATACGGAACGTCAATGTTAGAAAAAGCAAGACGTATTTGGAAACAATTATTATTATCTGAAGATGCGATGTTAATTTATAGAACATCAAGAGCACAGGAAAGACGTGTATTTAAAGTATTCGTTGGTAATATGGATGATAAAGATGTTGAGGCATATGTACAACGTGTTGCAAACAAATTTAAACGTGACCAAGTTGTTGATGCTAAAACAGGTAATGTTGATATGAGATTCAACCAAATGGCTGTCGACCAAGATTACTTTATCCCTGTTAGAGACCCAGCGGCAGCAATGCCAATCGAGACATTACCGGGTGCACAAAATTTAGCAGAAATTGCCGATATAGAATACATTCAAAAGAAATTATTAACAGCACTTCGTGTTCCAAAAGCATTCTTAGGGTTTGAAGAAACTGCCGGTGATGGTAAAAATTTATCATTACAGGATATTCGTTTTGCGAGAACAATTAATAAGATTCAAAAATCTATGATTGCAGAATTAAATAAAATTGCCATCATACATTTATTCTTATTAGGGTTTGAAGATGAATTATCTAACTTTACGTTAGGACTTACCAATCCATCATCCCAAGCTGATTTACTAAAGAATGAACTTTGGAAAGAAAAAATCTCATTATACCAACAAGCCGTTGCAGCAATTGCAGGTATTGCTCCGGTATCTGTATCGTGGGCTAAGAAACATATTTTAGGGTTTTCTGATGAAGAAATTAAACTTGATTTACAACAACAAAGAATTGAGATGGCCGTCGGAGCTGAATTAACAAACACGGCAACAATAATTACACACACAGGCATCTTTGATAATATCGATAAATTATACGGTAACCCAACATCCGGAGCAACTGCCGGTGGTCCATTACCATCATCACCACCACCACCAGGAGGTGGAGGGTTCGGAGGTGGAGGAGACTTTGGTGGAGGAATGGAAGACTTAGGTGGTCCTGAACCGGGTGAAGCTCCTGAGGTAGGAGGAGCCCCTGAGGCCGCTGCGCCGGAAGAAGAAGCTGAACTAACACCAGAATCATTTAATAGAGATAATTTAAAGATATTGGTGGAGAGAAGTACGATGACCGAAGACGAATCATATATTGATTTATCCAAAGGAAAAAATTCTTTGGGAGATATTGAAGCTCAATTAAGTAAACTTCTAAAAGATTAGATATTTATAAATAAAAAAAAGATGACAAATTTTGGAATATTAAAATCAAAAATTGAAAATGTATTATTAGAATCGTATTCTAAGGATACCTTCAAACAAGAATTAAAAACATTTAAGAAACTTGTAATAGAGAATAAAAACGTAAGTAAATTGTTTTATCTATATGATGAGTTAAGTTCCCCAAAGGCATTAAGTGAATCTTATTGTACTGAATATATTAATGAATGTATTAAAATTTATGAGAATACCGTAAATAAATTAAAACAATCAGACATTAAAGAATTAAACACTTGGGTGGGAAATAAAAAAATAGAAAATAACTACACAGATATTGATACGTTATTTTCTAGTGATGTGTTAACTATTGAATCAAAAATCAAAAGTAGAAAAGTTATTGCGGAATCTCTTAGGAAATTACCAATAACAAAAACTGAAGGTATTGATTTACCGTTATCGACAATGGTTAGTGTTGCAAATAAAACTATTAAAAGTTATATTGATGGTTTGAATGAATCCGATAAAAAAGAATTAATCTCTTTATTGTCCGAAGATGACACAACATTAAATGAAAAATACAACACACTTAAAGAAGGTGTTGTTACGAAACTAACGGAAATGAAAAATTCTAGCACTGATTCAACAATGCAGACAAGGATTGGTGATACTATCTCAAAAGTAATTTCTGAAAAATACGACAAACTTACTTACTTCAAACTTAAAAATCTTAAAGAAAATCTTTAATTATCGTCTGACTTAAATTTTTTCTGAACATACTTAGCTTTTGAAAGACCATCACGTTTAATTACTGATGGTTTTTTAAATTCTTTTCGTTTTGATAACTCAGAACTTTGTCGAGTTTTAATTACTTTACTCTTATAGAGTTTTAAAGCCTTCTCAATCGTAATGTTATTATTTAATTTTACTATTATCATATATTACATATATCCCCCACTTACAAAAAAGTTTTGACATTACATATAAAAACACCTATTGTTTTAAAAAATAAACAGGAAAATATGAAAATTAATGAAAAAGGGGAAAACTTCTCTACTACACGGGTTCAAAACAGCTAAGATTGTTTATGGAACGGTAGATTCAATCAAACTTAAATCTCTCTATTTAAACATACAAACTTGGGTTGAACCAATATACGAATGTGATAATTGGACAAGGACCGTCCTTAACCTAAGTAGAAGTATCAAACACTCAATATACGAGTCAATAAACAAAGATATATTCAATGACAAATTTATTGTAGATTTAGATTTAAGGTCCAGCGGACTAAACCTAAATAAAAAATCATTTATGAATCTTGAAATAAATTTCTACTTAAACCAAGACGACATTGACTTCAAAAGTAATGAAATTAAAGAAACTTTACAACAAATAACAAACCAAATTTTTACGGATAATTTTTTAAATAATGAATCTTTTAATTTTTATCTAACCAAAAAGAGTAAAATCGACGAAGAAATGTTACAAATCGATAATGTTTAATATTTATTATTAAAACATTTAAGATGAATTTAAAAATTAATACTAATAATGAATTAAATAAAAAATCAATTCTTATCGAATACGATGCAGGGTATGTTAACCCAAGGGATAATCGTAATGAAACTTTAATTAGAGAATCTAGCGATATGTTAGACCACTCTAAACCATTTGAATTTTATGCCGTATTACAAAAATATGACACACCAAATAGAAATGGTAGATTATACCCTGAACGTATATTAAAAAGAGAAGCTGAGAACTATAAAAAAATGATTAAAAAGGGTACATCCCTATCCGAGTTAAATCACCCGGAATCATCTTTAATTGATTTAGATAGAGTTGCTCACATGATTACTGAAATATGGTGGGAAGGTAATGTCCTAATGGGTAAGATAAAACTACTTACATCACCGGGATACCACGAAAGAGGTATTGTATCAACAAAGGGTGATTTGGCGGCAAACTACCTAAGACAAGGAGTTACATTAGGTATCTCATCAAGAGGTGTTGGTTCCCTTAAAAAGATTGGAGAACAAAATGAAGTACAAGATGATTTTGAATTAATCTGTTTTGACTTAGTATCTTCACCATCCACTCCGGGAGCGTACTTATTCTTAAATAAAGAGGATAAACATCTATACGATGAGAACTTAGAAGAAGAGAAAAAAATGAGCGTTGAAAGACACGTTGGAGATTCCGGAAACAAATCGCTTGACTTAATGAAAAAATTAAACGATTATTTGGGATATTAATTAAATAAAACAAAATGGAAGAAAAGTATTTTATCGCAAAAATTACCTTAGACTCACTTGATGAGGCATCAGGAAAGATTAAAAAATTAAGAGAAGAAAAATTGGTTAGCGGGTATAACCCTACCGATATTGAAGCTAAAGTTACTAAAGTTTTTGAACATTATACAATGGAGTGGAGAATTACCGCAATTGTTGAAAGTAAAATTGACGAAGTGATTGAGTAATCAAAAATTCTGTTATTAACTAAAAGAGGACTATATGTCCTCTTTTTTTGTGCTTTTTATTTTTTTGATGATATTTATGAATGTATAAAAACCTGACGTGAAATGAAGTTAATTTAAACTTTTTTCACTTTGGGTGATATTTATATATTAAAACCAATATAATAACAATGGCAAAAGAAAAATCTTTAGTTGAAGAGGCTATCATCCAAATGAAAAATTTGGAAGAAGCGGTAGCTGAAAATGCAAAAGGAATACTTGCTTCTACAATGAAACAAGAAATCAAAGACCTAGTAAAAGAATCTTTATCAGAACAAGATGATGATGAGATTGAAACCGATGACGTTGAAATGGATGAACCAATGGGTTCTGATGATATTGCCGATATTGATATGGGTGATGATGATTCAGACGAAGATGGTGATGATATGGATACTGATGATATGGACGACGAAGAAGATATGGACTTCGATGACGAAGAAGATATGGACGACGAAGACGATATGGACGACGAAGACGATACCATCGATTTAACTGACGCAGACGATGAAGAAGTACTTAGAGTATTTCAACTTATGGGACCAGATGATAATATTGTTGTAACAAAAGACGACAAAGGAAACACTCACCTTAAAGATGAGGAAACTGGTAAAGAGTATATGATTGTTGGTGAAAGCGAAGAAGATGAGGAAGAATTAGACGAACAAGAAGAAG